CGGCACCACCACTGGTGGTGTTGCAGGTTCGTGGATCGAAATCTTTGCAATCGCCGCTAACAAGTACATGGTTAGAGGCACGTTGTTGGGCACAGGCACTGTTGCTACGCCGTTTGCCAATTCCTAATAGGAGCCCGACATGGGTAGCATTCAATATGATGTAAAACAGGCGCATATAAACGCCAGTGGGTTCCTTGTTCGTGGGCGAACCCGTGTCAAATCTGTTTCTTTCACTGGCACTGCAACTGCCGGGACTGTTTCAATGTTTGACACCCTGACTGCGCCTGTTACCACTGCCACCTACGGTAGATCAGGCACTACGGTTACTGTCACTTCAACAGCCCATGGCTTGGCTACAGGCGCTGCAATTGGTGTGGCTTTTGCTGCGGGAACGGGCGGAACAGGCACAGATGGTAATTACGTAATTACCCGAGTTGACGCAAACACATTCACCCTTACCGACATCAATACTGGAGCAATCACTGCGGGCGCTGCAATGGTGTATTCAGGCCGTTGGTTGATGACGTTTGATGTGTCTGCAAGTGACACGTTCAACAACGTCAGCTTGATCCCGGGCGACGGCGTAGTGGCCTACAACGGGGTTTACGCTCACATGACCAATTTGGACGCAACAAACATCTTTTACGGATAAGGAGCCCAGCATGGGAAAAGCAGCAAAAGTTGAAGCCTACGGCAAAGATGCCACAGGCTATTCATCCATCGGCCAGTTGGCCGATGGTGGCCATGGCATGAAACCTATGCTCAAGAAGGCTTCCAGCAAGCCCAAGGGCCCTGTTAGCTCTGCCTCCCCCCGTGGAGTAGGCGTAGCCAAGAACAAACCGTGCAAGATGTACTAAGGAGAACAACATGAAATTTCTTAACAAAGCTGTGCAAAGTGTTGGTAAAGCTGTGCAAGGTGTCGGTAAAGCCGTCAAGGGCACTCTTCGCGGGACTAAGAGAAGCGTTTCTCCCGGTGGTGGCCAAAGCGCATTTGCAGGAGCAGTGGCAAAAGCCATAAAGGACGCACCTGTGTCAAGCGCAGGGGGCACAGCAGGCACAGCAGGCAAGGCAAGCGATGTGGCAGAAAAAGCCATGCCCGCAGTGCAAAAAGCTGCGTCTGTGGCCGGAATGAAAAAAGGCGGCGCTGTTTCCAAAAGATCATCTAGTTCAACTTCAGCCCGTGGCCAAGGCGCGGTAATGAAGAAAAAACGCGCTCCAAAGATGTGCTGAGAAACACAAAATGGCACTTAAAAGCGCAATTAAAGCGGCAAAAGAAGGCTTGGCTAAGGCCGAGGTAGACAAAATTGCCAAAGAAAAAGCTGCGGCTGAAAAAGTAATTAATGATAAGGCAGCCGCTCCCATAGGAAGCACCTCCTCTTCGTATTCAGACATAGGCAGCTTGACTAGGTACAGGCCCGTTACCGAGAAAGAAACTGAGATCAAGTCAAACTTAGCAGGGTTTAAAAAAGGCGGTTTGGTTGCCCGTGGTCAAGGCGCAGTGATCCGTAAAAAGAGAGCAGCGAGGATTTGCTGAAATGGATTTGACGTTATGGAACATTGCCCTGTCTGTTGTCTTGGCAATGGTAGGTTGGATCTTGAAAGAAAAAGCCATGGAGCTTTCGCGCTTGTCGATTCTGTTGAATCGTACCCGCGAAGAAGTGGCGCGAGATTACGTTACAAAAGGTGAAGTGCATGCGGACATCAATCGTGTGCTTGACCGTTTGGATCGTTTGGATGCCAAGATAGACCGTTTAATGGAAACTCGAACTTAAAGGTGGACATATGAAAGCAAAGATGACGATGAAGAAGGCTGAGAAATCTTCTAAAAAAGACGCAATGCCCATGAAAATGAAAGGTGGCAAAAAAGTGCCTATTTTCATGAACAAAGGCGGCGGCACTCCATCTACTGTTGAAGTTCGTGGCATGGGCGCAGCGCGTGGCCGTGTAGCAAAGATTCGCTAATTTATGACCACCTCCGGTACATCGTCCTTCAATCTGGATTTTGATGACCTGATTTACGAAGCGTATGAACGCTGCGGAATTCAGGCAAGGACCGGCTACGACATGAAAACGGCAGCCCGTTCCCTGAACTTGTTGTTCTCGGAGTGGGCCAACCGTGGCTTAAACCTGTTTACGATTGAGGAACGATCGCTTAACCTGACTACAGGGGTGCATGAGTACCAGTTGCCCGCAGACACATCAAACGTCCTGTCTGCCGTTGTTCGGACCGGTTCTGGGCAATCGCAGCAAGACATCGTGATTGATCGCATCAGCAGGGCCGAGTACCTGCATTTGCCAAACAAAAACACCCAAGCACGTCCTGCGCAGTACTATGTGCAGCGCACAATTACTCCGTTGCTGTACGTGTACCCCTCGCCAGATGCTTCCAACAGCTACCAGTTCCGTTATTACGCCATTCGGCGCATTGAGGACGTTGGTGGCTACGGGAACACCGCAGACGTATCATTTCGCTTCCTGCCTTGTTTGGCAGCAGGCCTTGCTTACTATCTTGCCCTCAAAAAAGCCCCAGATCGCATCCAGATCCTCAAGGCGCTGTATGAGGAAGAATTTGCCCGCGCTGCCGCAGAAGATCGTGATACGGCCAGCGTGTTCCTTGTCCCCAATGCTTTCCGGTGAGGTAGACCATGTCTTCAGGCTACTCCTCCGGAAAATTTGCGATTGCCATATGCGACCGCTGTGGTCAGCAATTTAAGCTCAATGAGTTGATCAAAGAGTGGACGGGGTTCAAGGTATGCAGAGATGACTGCTACGAGCCCAAGCACCCGCAATTGGAGCCCAAGCGCAACATTTCGGATACGATTGCTCTCAAGGAGCCTCGCCCGTCTGCTTACGAGAACATGGATGTTCCCGTGGGCGGGCCCGGGGCCACGGCATGGGACTCGATAGGCATGATGCCTTATCCCATAAACAAGCAAACCACGGCCTTTGGGGCAGTGGGAATTGTTCGAATAACAATCACGTAAGACAGACATGAACTACGCTGAACTCCAACAAGCCATTCAGGACATGACTGAAAATTACGAAGCAGTCTTCGTAAACAACATCCCCCTGTTTGTGCAGCAGGCTGAACAGCGTATTTACAACGTGGTCCAGTTGCCCTTGTTGTCCAAGCCTTCCAAAGGCGCAACAAAGGCCAACCGACCTTACATTACCCTGCCTACTGATTTTTTATCAGTAGACCAGTTGGCAATTATTGCGGCCAACGGCAGTTATAGCTTTCCCATAATTGTGGACGTGTCGTTTATTCGGGAGCGGTATTCCAACCCCACTTCGACAGGTGTTCCAAAATATTACGCTGTTTTTAACAACAACACGTTGATAGTTGGACCTACTCCGGATCAGATATACCAAATAGAGTTGATCTACATTGGGTATCCAGAATCGATTGTCACGGCAGGAACAAGCTTTCTGGGGAATCAATTTTCCTCAGTATTGCTTTATGGAAGTCTCATTGAGGCGTATACTTTCATGAAGGGTGAACAAGACATCATGGCCGTGTACGACACCAAGTACAAAGAAGCGCTTGCGCTGCTTAAACGCTTGGGCGATGGGTTGGATCGGGTGGATAATTACAGAAATGATCAGGCGGTCGTTCCTGTCCAGTAAAGGAGCTTTTTATGGCAATCACACAAGCAATGGTCACGTCTTTTAAGACGGAATCTTTCAACGGAATTCACAATTTTGGAACAGGTGTTACCCGTGCAACAACTGCTGCCGACGTATTCAAAATTGCGCTGTACACCAGTTCAGCTAATTTGGATGCCGGTACAACCGTGTACAGCACTTCAAATGAGACCACTGGTACTGGTTACACGGCGGGGGGTAATACCCTGACGGTCAGTCAGGTCCCCACCAGTACCGGCACCACGGCTTTTCTGTCGTTTGCCACGTCCACATGGACTTCCGCTTCTTTCACCGCCGCAGGCGCTTTGATTTACAACTCTTCGCAAGGCAATAAAGCCGTTGCAGTGTTGAATTTTGGTGGAAACCAAACCGTATCCGGCGGTGACTTCAACATCTTGTTCCCAACAAGTAGCTCAACAACTGCTATTCTGCGGTTTGAATAAGGAGATCTTCCATGGCATTAGTCATTAAAGATCGTGTCCAAGAAACCAGTATCACCACCGGTACAGGGGACATAACGCTTGCGGGTGCGGTATCCGGCTTTAAGTCGTTTGCCACAACCATGCTGATAGGGGACACCACCTACTATGCCATCATCAACGGTGCTATAGCAACCCCGGAGTGGGAAATAGGTCTTGGAACATATTCAGCGCTCAACACGTTGACACGGACTACGGTTCTTGCAAACAGCCTGAACACCACGGCAACGATGAACTTTACCGCAGGAACTAAGTTTGTCTTTCAAGACGCTCCTGCTGATCGCCTTGCAATTGCACCTGCGCAAAACTTTTTCAACACCGTTGTTGTTACGGTAGATATTGGAGCTACTCCAAGATTTTCTCTTACTCTCAGCACAACAATTAGCGCCGCATTGTGGGCTGCCACCAATACAATCAACGCTCACACGCTGGGCAGCGATTTTGTTTTGATTTCGGGCGGTGTAACCGCTTACGGCGACGAGTACGAGATGGATGGGATAGACGTAACGGCTCAAAAAGGCGCTGCGTCCCCAGACATCACTTTGTACATCACATCTAGCTCGGGCGGTCCTATTGCAGGGCAGCGCACTATTGGTCTTCAACTTTCTTCCTAAGGAGTCATAAAAATGGCAATTATCCAATCTGGAGTTTCTGGCTCCACCCTCATGACAGTCGATCCCGCCCGCTTGGCGGGCCGCATGTCTTTGCAACCATACGAGCAGACTGGTCACTACTCTCTTGGCACGTCCACCGGTACAATTGCAACAGGTACCGTGGCAAACGGCGCAATTTTCTCAATGCGTTGGGCCCCCGGTACTGGTGCGTTGTGTTTGATTGACAAGATCACTATCAGCGTTAACCAAGTTGCGGCTTTTGTTACAACAGGTCAGGCTGTGGCTATTGCTGCACGTATTGTTCGCGGCACTACCGCAGTAGGCTCTGGCGGTACTCCCATCACTGTTCCCAGTAACAGTCAAAAATATCGCACGTCAATGCCTACTTCCGGTTTTACTACCGGTACCAGCGATATTCGTGTTGGCACTACAGGTGCAGTAACTGCTCCTAGTGGCGGTACATCGGATACCAACGTTTTGGCGGTTATAGCGGGCCCCGGCATCTTGACTACAGCGTTTGTGGGCATCATCCCAGCCGGTTCGGTGTTGATTGACAGCAACAACGGACGTTCCCCAATCATTTTGACCAACGGTGACAATCTTTTGATTGAAAACAACGTTTTGTTGTCAAACACTGGTACGTACCAAGCGTTTATTAACGTTGAGTGGTCTGAAGCCACTGCTTACTAATCGGTAGGCACAGGAGAACGAAATGCTAGGATTTACGCCGCTATCAACGCTGCCAATCTCGGCATTTCCGTTTGAAATTTTATCTTCTCCCGGCCTGTTTGCAACGGGACGTGTAGGCACGGTTTCAGTTACTGTTGGGTCATCGGTTCAACTGACCGGGGTAAGAGCTACCGGTAGAGTAGGTACTGTGACTATTGGCGGCGGTAAGTCGGTGCAACTGACGGGGGTAAGGGCCACTGGGGCGATCGGAACCCACGTTTGTCTTGAGTTGTGGAGCACAGTCGACACGCTTGCTTGCTAAGGATTAAAAATGCCATCACAGTACTCACCAACGCTGCGCCTTCAGTTGATGAACCAAGGCGAAAAGACAGGCCAATGGGGAAACATCACCAACGTAAACCTTGGTGATTTGGTTGAGCAAGCGCTAACTTACATCACGTTACTGACTGTTTCCGATGTCGGGGACACTACGATGACTGCGCTTGACGGGCTGCCGGACCAGTCCCGGAGCATGATGCTTCGGTACCAAGGGACCATAACGGCCAACCGCAATGTTATTTGCCCACAGGTGGGTAAATTTTATGTGTTGCAAAACAGTACAACGGGCGGGCATTCCGTCACTCTAAAAACGGCAGCAGTGGGTTCCACGGGAGTTACCGTGCCCAACGGCTTTACCGCAATTGTGATGTGTGATGGCACCAATGTCATTGCCATGGGGACTTATTCTCCTGCACTGGGGTATTCGGCTATCACAAACAGCACAATTGACAGTACGTCGATTGGTGCGACCACCCCCGGTTCCGGCACTTTCACAACGCTTGTTGCACAAAACGGTACGTTTAACGGGGGTACCATCAATGGAGCTTCGGTAGTTACCCCGAGCTTGACCGCCACGGGCGGAACAATTAACGGTGTAACAATTGGCGGAATCGTTCCCGCGCCGGTAACATCTAACAGTTTGGTTTCCACCAGCGGATCGCTCAATAACACCGCCATTGGAGCCACAACGGCAAGTACCGGCAGCTTTACAACTTTGGCCTCAAGTGGCCAATATACGAACACTTTGGCCCCGGGAACTGCCCCATTTGTTATTACGTCTACCACCAAGGTAGAAAACCTGTACACCAACCGTGCATCATTTTCTGATGCTTCTACGATAACGGATGACACGGCCAGCAACACAACTTTTTACCCAATATTTGTTTCAACGACTTCGGGTAATCAAGCGGTCAGAACCTCCAGCACCAAGTGGACTTTTACCCCTGCTACAGGAACCATGGGCATCACGGC